CCAAACCCCCCGTTGCCTATCTAAAAGCCGAGTTGGCTATTAGACGTTTGCGCCCTTAAAGGACTTAACGGCCGAGGCTTCGATAAGCCCGGTTACGCCACGTACCTGGATACGGTACGTAATAAGCCCGTAGTTAAAGGCAAAGTCGGCGCTGGAAGCGATTTCTACACCGCCCACAACAACCGTCTTAATGGCGCCCAAATCTCCAAACACCAGCGAAAGGGCCTCGTCGCCCGTATCGGCAAGGGCGCCCGAGTAAATCGGGAAGCCAAGCACGGTATCAGGGCGGCTAAGGTCGCCTGGTACAAAGATTGGTCGGTTCTGGCTATCGAGCAACTTCATAATGCCGCCAATGGTGGCGTCATTAGCAATAAAGCCGCGCTTTGGTGCTCGGCGGTACTGCTGCTTAACCGAGTAAATAAGGTCAACCAGGTCGGCGTACACTGGCGCAACTGCTGCGCCCTGCTTACCAACCGTAGCCGCTGCTGCAACCGCTGGGCCGGCAACTGCACCATGTGCAATACCGACTTCCTGGCCCGCCTTATCGGCAACAAAAGCCGCAATGTCGAAGGCCGCATCTTGCACCAGTTCCTGGCTAATCTGGAGGAGCGTTGCGTACTTCGCTGGCGTAAGCGAAAGGTTAGAAAGCGTACCGTCGCTCTCGTTAATCTGGCCCGCTTCGGAAACTGCCGCGGCCGAGCCGAGGGCGGTTACGCGCGGGAGCAAAATGTTATTGCCGTTCGAAGCGCGGATAATCTCAACCACGTCCGCATTAAGGAACGGGTTCACCTGCCCGGCAACAACGTTTACGCGGTTTGCAACGGTAACTGGGTTGCCCAGGCCGGTGCTCTTAGTAACGTCGCGTACCTCAAAGGTGCGCTCGCCGCCCTCGCGGGCAAGCCGGCGGAGTTCGGCTGCATCGTCGCTAGCCTCAACCTTTGGCGCCATGGCCGTTGCAAACTCGGCGCGTGCCGAGTCGGCGGCGGCTCGGGCCTCGGTGGCCTCGCGCTCGGACTTAATAACGTTGGCAAGGGTTGACGCCTCGGTTGTGAGGGCATCAAATCGAGCCTGGGCCTCGCCCGTTAGGGCCTCGCCCTTATCGGCGGTAGCCTCAACCAGGGCCGTAGCCTCGGTCAAAAGCGCCGCGCGCTTTTCGCTAAGTTTCTTAATGTCTGCCATTTTTGTTTTTCTCGCTTTCTTACTATTGGTTTTTACTAAATGTTTTGTACCGCTCGGGGGGATAACTAACCGCGGGCTCGCCTACTAGGGGCGGCGGGGCGGTGCCTCGTGCCCGTTAAATACTGTCGCTTTCCAGTTTGGCAAGGGCAAGCCGAGCCGCGGCAATGCTGCGGTCAATCTCAACCGGCTTTGGCGCAAGCGCCATACGCACGGCGTCGATAACCTCAACCTCGTCGGGGCTTAGGCTCTTACCTGCTTTTACTGTTTCAAGCGTCGAGATAAGCCGCTCGGCGTTTACGCCAATGCGGGCCTCGGCAACTTTGCGCACGGCGCTAAGGCCAAGGGTTGCGGGGTAGGCGGGCTGGTGCCCGCTCAAAATAGAAACCTCAAAAAGGTTTACCTCGGTAAGGGTGCGGGTTTCGCCGTCCCAGGTATCGCCGCCCTTGGGCACCGTAAAGCCAAAACTCATACCCATAGCCTTAGCCTCGTGGGTAAGTTTGCTAATAACGGCGGCTGCATCGGGGTCGGCTGGGTCTAGTTTGGCCTCAACGCGCAAGCCCTGGGCATCTTCGGTAAGCGTAAGCCGCCCGCTCGCGGTGCTTGCAAGCATGCGGCTTTCATCGTGCCCATGCAGGAACTTAACCACGCGCTCGGCCTTGGCTACGCGGTTAAGCGTACGCTTAAAGGCACCTGGTTTAATGGTTTCGGTAAAGGGCAACCCAGCGGAAGGTTCGCCGTATAGGGCGGCGTAGCCGGTAAAAACCTTTTGCCCGTCCTGCTCGGTAAGCCTAAACTCGCCAAGCCCAAGGTTGCGGGTTTCAATGTCCTTAGCGCTACCGCGCGTTGGCGCGCCCTGCTCGGCGGGTGCCGCTGGGCTTTCCTCGGGGGCGGCCTCCTCGGCCGTATGCTCGGTTTCGCCCTCGGGCTGGTTTTCCTCTTGCAGGTACTCGGTAGGGGTTTTGGCTTCTAGCCCTAACTCCCTAGCCATAGCGATTACCTCGGGGTCGTTATCTATGGCGCACTCAATCCCGTTAGGGGTAGCCTCGCCCTTAATGCCGTACTCGGCAATAAGCGCTTCATACTTAGCGCGCTTAAAGGCAAGCCCTACGTTAGGGCCGCGCCCGGCGCCCTCAAAATCATTAAGGTAGACGGCCTCTACGCCCGCTACGCCGTACTCCTGCAACCATGCGCGGGTTTCCTCTAACCGCTCAATAGGGCGCGCGCTTACGACGATAAGTTGCGCATCGCCCTCCATTACCTCGGCGTTAAGGTAGTTAATAAGCGGCGTATTAGGCTCGTTATTATCGAGCGCTAGCGTGCCGTCAATGTCTACGATTTTATACGCCATTATTATTATCTCCCTCTGGTTGCTCGCCTACAATGCCAATGTTTAGCGGCTGCCTAAACTCGTCGCCCGCTGGGCCAATCGGCGCCCGGTCTTCAAGTTGCCTAATCTCATTAAGGCTTAACCAGCCGTTATTAAGCGCTACCGCGTACGCATCGTACCGCTCCTTAGTCATTGGGCGTAGCAGCGCATCAACGTTAAACTTTACAAAGGTAGTATTACCTACAATAAGCCGTTGTAGCCCAGCCTCCACGCGTGCGATAAGTGGGCCAAGCCCAAGGCGTAGCCACTCGGCACTTACTACTTCCAGGCTGTTGTATGAGGTATTGCCGCCCGGGTATTGCAAAAGGTGCAGCGGTACGCCGTACAATCGAGCGATAGCCTCGGTACCCCATGCCATAGTTTCAATCATCTGCATGTCGCTAATCTTGGCGCTAAGGCTGGCAAAATCCGCCCCCCCGCTCAATACCGCTACGCGGTGCATGCGGTCGACGCCTTCGTGGTTGCGCCCAAAGGCGGCCCGCAATGTTTGGGCTTGCTCTTGGGTAAGTTCGCCCGGCACCTTAATAATGCCGCTAGGGGCTGCGCCCTGCTCATAAAACTTAGCGGCGTATACCTGGGTTGCGGAGGCAAGCCCGAGCGTTACGCGGTGGTGCTCAACGGGGCTAAGGCCGCGTAGGTTTTCGCCGTAGGCAAAAAGCGTAATGTGCACAATGGCGTCGGCGCCAAAAGTTGCCGCGCCCTCATTGCTAGTAATGCGATAAGTTGGCGTACCATCGTGCGCTTGGTGCACCTCAACCTTACGCGGGTCGAGCACGCGAACCTCCAACACCTCGCCCAAATCATTGCGTACGGTAAGCAGAAAGGCGTTCCCATCTAGGAGAAGGCTAGTAACGATACGGTGCCGCAAATCAAAACCCGTAAAGTTTGGATTATTGGGGATAGGGCGGTCAAACCATAGCGGGCGCCGTACGGTTCGGCGCTCGCCGTTATCCCTAATGTATGCACCCCAGGGTAGGCTGGCTACGGTATCGGCGTAAAGTTTTACGGCCGCATACACCGCGCCAATGCTGGTGGCGTTATCCTGGTTAATGGCAACGCCGGCTACGCGCCCGCCCGAGTCTTTCCACCAATCGTTAGCCCAGCCGCCGCCAATGGCGCGCTGCTCATTATCGCGCCCGAGAATACGGTCAATGATTCCCATAAACTCCTTTTATAGTTCGAGGTACTCAACCTTTGGCCGCGGCTTTTCTGCCGGCGTGCTACCTAGGGTAGCAGCCCTACCCCATGCCATGATAGTTGCCACGCACAAGTCTATTTTTTTGCCGCTATCTTTCCCCTTACGTACCTGCACCCCGTACCTAGTTTGGTAAGGCGTAGCGTTCATTACGTGCCGCGAAAGGCGGGGGTCGCCATCATGTTTAAGGCGGCCATTAACTACCGCGTCGTAAAAGGCGGCCGTAGCCGGGGTCATGCGGGCGGGGCTTTGGGGGTGCTCAACTACGGGCAAGCCCTCGGTTTGCCATCGCTCCATGGTGGCTTGCCAACGGTACGGGTCGCAATCTATCTCCTTAACGGCGTAGGTTTTGCATAACTCAACCATGCGCAACTCCACCTCCTCAACGGGCACCCGCCACGATAAGTCGTCGATAGGGCGCTCCCAATGCCCGAGCACAAACACCGCCCCGTCGGTAATGCGCACGCCTACAATAGCCGTACTGTCGTTAGAAAATGAGCCGTCAAACCCGATAACCAAAGGCTCGCCCTCGCCTAGCACTAGCGTTGCATCGGCGCACTTATCCCAGGTACCAGCCGGCAAAAAGGCGGCGCCGCTTGCCGTAAACTGGTTAAGGCGCTTGGTGCGGAACTCGGCTTCGGGGGTACGCTTTTGCGCGCTGGTTAAATCATCGAGCGATAAAAGCGGCGGCTCGGATAGAAGCCCAGGGTTTGCTTGGGCCCATTTATCGGGGTTGCCGTAGGCATCGTCCTCCGCCTCAAACCATGCCATGCCAAGCGTAGGGTCGTCGTTTTCGCCCGCAATGCGGCGGCGCGCCAACTGGTAAAGCGTATACGCTATGGAATCCATACCGGTTTGGTCGGTGCGTTGCCCAGCCGTAGTAATCGCCAAAAATAGCGGGCTACGCCGTGCGCCCAT